GGGAAGAACAAGTTCAACCAGCTCAAGCGCACCTACTGGAATCAGGAGTCTGTGGATTCGGCGGTAGAGAAACTCCTCAGTCGTAAGGGAAGCCCACATGCTAGTGTAGCAGTAAGGCTCCAAGCCGGTGACAAGGATTCCCGCAGCTCAGGGTACTGTATGCAGAACATGGTCATCACCATCTGCAAAGAACGGAGCTTCATTGACCTTCACTATCGCAGCACTGAAGTCTCCTTGAAGTTCCTGGCGGACTTGATCTTCTTCTCTCGCATGCTGCCTCCGGTATTCGATGCTCTGGGGATACAGCCAGAAGTGATCCGATTCAAATTTGCCAATGCCTTCATGTCAGCTTTATTCCAACCCATCTTCCTGAGGTTCGAGGAGGATCCGGTCGGGTTCTATAAGCATCTCAAGAAACATGACCCTCGGTTCTTCAGGACCTATGGTCTAGCCAGCAGTAAGTATAGTCTCAAGGAGCACAACTACACCTTCCGTTCTCGGATACTCATGTTCGAGTACGTCAAGGCCCATATCCCCCAGAAGAAGCTTGATCTGCTAATTCCGATCATAGGGAATCTGAGAGGAGAACTTAATATCACTGAGGAGGATGATGAATGAAAAAGTATCCCAATTTCAAGGCAGCCATTGAGGCTGCTCTGTATTCCATGCAATATGTGGCTCAGCTGGTCCACACGGAGAGATGGCAGGGTGTAGACATCTCCCAGAAGCCCGAAATGGCCACATACGAGCTCTTGAACCACTCGTTCCAAGTGCCTATCCAGTCCGAGTACTTGGCTTCCTTAAGCGACGATATACAGCCGAATTTGCCCTGGGCAGATCATCACTTCAATGAACGAACCTGTGGCTATCCCATCAATCCTGGGAAGGAATGGGCTAATTGGCCTTATGGAAAGTCTGCGGAAAAGTTCCTGGATGAGGATGGAAAGTTCAACCATAACTACATGGAGAGATATTGGCCTCGACATGCGGGAGGACTTCCTGCTACGGATACCGTCGAAGAGATGGAAAGCCTGATGCTCATCAGGGACTACAATCCTCCTTCTCACTACGGGATCTACGGGGAGTATGGGGACTTGGATGATGTGGTGAAGCAACTGGCCAAGGAGCCCCTGACTCGCCAGGCATACCTGCCCATCTTCTTTCCGGAGGATACTGGAGGAGCACATGGTGGACGAGTTCCCTGCTCCCTGGGTTACCACTTCATCATGCGCAACGGGTACCTTCACATTGTCTACTGGCTTCGGTCCTGTGATATCGTGAGACATTTTCGCGATGATATATATCTGACTGTCAGGTTGCTTCTCTGGGTTCTGGATAGACTTAGAGAGTTAGACCCCGATACCTGGAACCAAGTCAAGCCAGGGGTTCTGACTTTCATGGCTACTAGTCTACATTGCTTCAAAGCTGACTTTCCGGTTATCTTCGGGTATAATAGAGAAAATTAACTTTAGGAGTATACCCTCATGTATCTATACTCACTTTGTTTCCCTAATCAAAAACGGTATTTGGGTATCTCAGTCAACCCAGTTCGAAGATTGAGAAACCATTTGAATTCTTCCAGAAGAGGTTCTCAACTGCCGATACATAATGCGATACGTAAGTACGGTCTCCCTCAGCTTCAGGTTCTCTGTTTAGGAGAGAAGACTTATATATCCGAACTTGAGATTAAGGCGGTAGAGTCTTACCAAACCTGTGACCGTCGATTTGGATACAACCTTTCTTTGGGTGGGACACTGGGGCCAAATCTGGCAGGTAGACTACTGTCTGAGGAGCATAAGAATAAAATAAGCCAGTCCCTAAGAGGTAGGCAGTGCAGCCTTGAGACTAGGGAAAAGCTGAGCCAATCACTGAGGGGAAGGATCTTCTCTGAAGAACATAGAAAAAACATAGGGTGTGCAAGTCGAGGACGGTATCCCTCTCTTGAAACAAGATTGAAGATGAGTAAAGCTCAAAGAGGAATCCTCAAGACCCCTGAACACCGACGTAACATCAAACTGTCTCATGTCGGTATGAAGGGAAAGACTCTAAGTCAGGAATCAAGGGATAAGGTAAGCGAGGCCAACAAGGGGAGGACCCACTCAGGAGAAACCAAAGAGAAGATGAGGGAGTCGGCACTTAAGGTCTGGGCTGCCCGAAGGGGAAGCCGATGATTAACCGAGGAACCCACCATGTCATCTTCGATGATGTAGAGATTATGAAGAGGTTGCCGAAGCCTACCTGCTTATTGGTACTTCGACAGCTGATGTGGTTCTATGAAGAACGAAGCCGACGGATCCTCTATCAAGAGGCCAATCGAGGAGTTAGCTTTGGAAAGATCCAGATGGATGGTATAATGTCCATTGAGCTGGATGAATTTAATAAACTGATAGAGGTCTGCCATAAGTGGTTGAAGCCCCCTCTCAGAATAGACTTCAAGGAGAAACAGGATGAGACCAGGAAGAGACAATGTGCTAATGGATATTGCCAAGGTCATGTCATCAAGATCGACATGTCTGAGACTTAAGGTGGGGTCGGTTATTGCCAAGGAAGGTCGTATTATTTCCACAGGGTATAATGGGGCTCCTTCTGGAGTTCCTCACTGCGACCACACTAACTGTGGACCCGATCGCGCTTGTACCCGAACAGTTCATGCTGAGGCTGGAGCTATCTCCTTTGCTGCCCGCTTTGGGGTTCCTCTTGAGGGATCCTCATTGTATGTAACCAACTCCCCCTGCCTGGACTGCAGCAAGCTAATCATCAATGCGGGTATCAAGGAGGTCTTCTTTCATATCCCCTACCGTATCACCGACGGGTTACAACTCCTCCAGTCCGTGGGAATCCACATGGAGCAATTATGATCAAGAGAAAGACAGGTAGGAATTCCAACTGCGAGCTCTGCCCTCTTTGGGAATCCGCGGAAACTATCTGCCTCTGGGGTAAAGGACCAGCCTCACCCCAGGTCATGGTTCTTCTGGAGTACCCAGGGCTTCCTGCTGATAAGGGTGGGGAGTTCATTAGTGGTCCTGCTGGGAAGCTCCTCAAGGAGATGCTGGAGCAGGCAGGAATCAAGGACTACTATGTGACCCATGCCGCCCGATGCAAACCCCCCGAGGGGGAGACGCCATCCGCTGCTCAACTCAAATCCTGCAAGGACTACTTGACCAGGGAGATCAAACAGGTCAAGCCGGAGTGGATCCTGACCCTCGGAGCTGGTGCACTGAAGTCCCTATCAAGGGGAAAGATAACCGCCCTTCATGGGGCTCCTATACCGACCACTGTGGCCAGCCATGAGTTCAATCTCTATCCAAGTTTCCATCCTGCTGTCGCCTTACGAGATCCCACTAAGCTACCTGCTCTCAAGCAGGACATCGCTCGACTGGGGAAACTGATAAGAGGAGAGACTCCCCTCGGGCAGACTGAGACTCATTGGAAGGTCATTCGAACTATGTCTGACTGGAATTCCTTCATTGAGGAATTCGCTGAGGCCTCTGAGGTGTCGATTGATACGGAGACCACAGGGTTAGACCGAGAGGATCCGGCCTTCGAAGTGAACGCCCTCCAGATAGGCCTCCCCAGTGGACGCAACTTTGTAATCCCCTTCATGGTTCGACAGTCCCCATGGAACAAGAAGTTCCAACGCATGTTCCTGGAGCAGCTCATTGATCTGGCCGAACAGAACAATATCAAGATTGTGATGCAGAACGGAAAGTTCGACAACCTGAACCTTCGCAAGAAGTATGGGATGCAGTTTAGATTGGCCTTTGATACGATGCTAGCTCATCACCTTCTGGATGAGAATAGCCCCCATGGACTAGACGCCATGGCGATGTCAGAACTGGATGCACCGAATTGGGATATTGACCTCAATACCAAGCTGGGGCTGGGCGACCTGGAGAAGTTCTACAAATATGGGTGCTACGATGTCTTCTACACCCTGCAGCTCTACTACATCTTCAGGGCTAGGCTACTCAAGCTCCCTGGCCTGAGAAGGCTATTCTACAAACTGGTCATGCCGGTGGCCCGAGTCTTTGAAGACATCGAGGAGGATGGTCACTTCATAAATCTCGAGAGACTGGCTGAGGTCGAGGAGGAACTAACCACTAAGCGAGATGCCCTTCTGGCCAAGCTCAATAAGGTAGCCGAGATCAATTGGCAGTCCCCAGCTCAGATTGGAGACCTCTTCTTCAATCAGCTCAAGATGCCAGTACTCGAGAAGACCCCAACAGGGGCACCATCTACCGCAGAAAGTACCCTACTCCGACTAGAGCACCCAGTCGCCAAGACATTGATGGAACACCGAGGAGTCGAGAAGAACCTGTCAACTTATGTTCTTGGATGGAGGGAGCTCATGCACGGTGACCGCCTCTTCCTATCCACGAAGCTCCACGGAACTGTGACCGGCCGGTATGCATCCAGACTTCACCAGGTTCCGCGGGATCCGCTAATCCGGTCCATCATTGATGCTCCCCCTGGTTGGGTCTTAGTAGTGGCCGACTATTCTCAGATCGAGCTCCGGTTAGTGGCCATGGTAAGCGGAGACCAGAGAATGAGAATGATCTTCCAGACCGGAGGCGATATTCATGCTGCTACGGCCTCAGAGATTTTGGGCAAGGATCCGCTGAAACTAACCAAGGAGGAGAGGAAGATGGGCAAGCCCGTCAACTTCGGATTCATCTATGGAATGTGGTGGAAAAAGTTCGGCATCTATGCTCGAGATAACTATGGGGTAATCTTCACCGATAGGGAGTCCGAGAAGTATCGTGAAAGGTTCTTTGAAATATACAGCGCAGTTCCTGACTGGCACAAGAGGATGAAGAGAACAGCAAGCATGTTCGCTGAGGTCATTTCCTTATCTGGTCGGATTCGTCACTTGCCAGGGGTTAACTCCACAGACAAGAAAGTACGAGATGAGGCAGAACGCCAAGGAATCAATTCACCCATCCAGGGATTCGGGTCTGGAGATCTGAAGGCCATGTCCATGATTGAGATCCACGAAACATTCGACCAAGAAGTTCTGAGCATAAAGGGAGAGGTCCACGACAGCATCCTGATGTGGATGCGGGAGGACTTAGTGGGAGAGCTAATTCCACAGGTCAAAGATATTATGGAGAGTCCGAAGCTACTCGAGGATTTCAAAATCAACATGACCGTCCCCTTAGTAGCTGATTTTGAAGTAGGGCCTTGGGGACTGGGAGAGAAATGGAAAGGTTGAGGCAAACTTTGGGTTATAATGGGAACACTTAAAAGAGGAATGAAACATGGCAAAGCGAATCACTAGCAATAAAATTCTGACTCTGGAATTTGCACCATATCTCAAGGTTAGCTTCTCCCGCATTAAATTGTGGAGACGCTGCCACATGGCCCACCACTACAAGTATTATCAGAAGTTGGAGAAGATCAAGAAGGGTCTGCCACTTCTGATCGGATCCGCGATACACGAAGTCCTGGAGGAATTCACTGAGGGGCGAGATCCCAATGTCCCAATGGCAAAATTCCGGAAGGACTTTGATAAGCTCTTCAATGAGGAGAAAGCAGAACTGGGAGATCTGCCTACCGAGCTGGAGAACATCATGGTCTCCTATTTCAAATTCTACGAGAACGACGGTCTCACTTATCCTGTTCGGCATCGAGGCCTCATGAGCGAGTTCCCTGTCATCGTGGACCTGGATAATGAGACACAGTTCGTAGGTTATGTGGATAAGATCCCGCAGGATCCTGAAGGGCGCAACTGGGTCATGGACCATAAATCGTGCAAAAGCATTCCACAGGAATCTAGCCGGTTCGCTGACTACCAGCTACTCATCTATCACTGGCTGCTCCCTCAACTGGGATACCCAAAGCCCGATGGCGTTATCTGGGACTACATACGCAAAAAGGCCCCCACGGTGCCCGAGTTACTAAAAGCGGGTGGGTTATCCAGGGCAAAGAGTATCGACACCACGTACGACGTCTACATGGCCACTGTGGATCGTTTATTGGGGCCTGAGGCTAGACCAGAATATGAGGAATTCGCCCAAACGCTAAAAGGAAGGGAGGAGAAGTTCTTCCGGCGTATCTATCTGCCTCACCCTAACTCTTCCATGGTCGATACCGTAGTGGGAGACCTGATGACTTCCATCAAGGAGATTCGGGAGAAGGGACCGACAGCCACCACTCGGTCCATGACCAAGGACTGTAGCTGGTGTTCCTATTACAACCTCTGTCAAGCTGAACTGCGGGGACTTGACAGTGACTTCATCCGCAAGGCCGAGTATAAAATCAAAGGAGAAGAAGATGGTAATCAAGAAGAAGTCCTCGTCACTGAAGACGACGCCGATTAAGAAGAAGACCACCGAGTACGGGGACATCATGGACAAGATCAAGCCAGTGAAGCAGCTGGATTTGGTTCTGGCGGCACTCTTCTATGGTCGGGCAGGGACTGGTAAGACCACGGTGGCCTGCACCTTTCCAGGCCCCATTCTGCATCTGGACATCCGGGAGAAAGGAACCGACTCGGTCACAGAGATAGAGAATCTTGACACGATGTCTTTGGATCTCTGGGAGGAGTTCGAGCAGGTCTACTGGTATCTGAAGAGTGGAGAGTCCGGCTACAAGACGGTCATCATTGACGCAGTCACCCAGCTCCAGGACTTAGCTGTGGAGAAAGCCATGGCCGAAGATAATAAGACCGACAGCATAGTTACAAAGCGCCAGTGGGGTACGGCATCAGGATACCTCAAGACATGGATTATCAACTACCGAGACCTGGTAGAGGAAGGGATACATGTGGTCTTCCTGGCTCATGACCGAGTAACTGAGGGAGACGAGGGGGAAGATGGAGAACTGACCCCATCCGTAGGACCACGCCTTATGCCATCGGTGGCCAGTATCCTTACTGGGGGGGTCAAGATCACAGGCAACACTTTTATCAGGGAAGCAGTCAAAAAACTGGAAGGAGGTAAGATCGAAAGAAAAGTCATTTACAGTATGAGGCTCGGTCCTCATGCGTTCTACAATACGAAGGTGCGCCAACCGAAAGGGAGTTATGTCCCCGACGTTCTTGACAATCCTGACTATGAAGCTTTCTGTCAGATAATGAAGGGAGAGTTTCCAAGACCGGAGCCTAAGAAGGCTCTACCATCCGCAACTAAGAAGATCATCAAAAGGAGAAGTTAATTATGGCAACAAAACGTACACCAGGAAAGAAAAAGGGAGGTCTCTCGGTTGACTTCAGTGACACCGAAACCTCAGCAGTCGTCGAAGAAGGCGATTACACGGTCGAGGTAGTCGAGGTCGAACAGAAGACCTCTGAGAACTCAGGGGCGGACTACCTGTCCATGGAGTTCAAGATCACCGATGGGGAATTCGAGGGCAAGAAGCTGTATCACAACTGCTCTCTGCAACCCCAGGCACTCTTCAACCTTCGCGGGGTATTGGAGGCCCTTGGCTTCGAAGTTCCTCAGGGGGTCATGGAACTGGACACGGCCGACCTGATCGGGGAGACCTGCAATGTCTCTGTGACCCACGAGCAGTATGAAGGAAAGACCAAGGCCAGGATCTCGGAGTTCTACTCCGCCGAAGAAGCCGCGGAAGAAGAGGTCGTGGTTCCTGTCAAGAAGGGAGCCGCCAAGAAAGCGGAACCGGCAGCTGAGCCAGCCAAGAAGGGTAAGAAGCCAACCAAAGCTGCGGCCCCGGATTTCGCAGTAGGGAACCGGGTGAAGTTCACAGACGATGATGGTGATGAACTGGAAGGAAAGATCACTGCCGTCGACGGGGACTCCGCCACAGTCAAAGTGGGCAAGGATGAATGGGAACTCCCGATGTCTGATTTGTCCCTGGCAGAATAATCCGGCTTCTGGTATAATAGACATATCATCTCCTTGGTGATGTAGCACAACTGGCCTCTGCAATCCACCGCAGGGGCCTTTTTACATCCTGAAGATATTTCTCAAGGAAACCATTTACAAAACCAACGGATCATGATTTAATGATTCCTGAGGTTGATACAAAGCCTCTAACTTAAACCAAGGAGAACTACCATGAAGAACCAAATCAACGAAGCTGCACTCACCTCACTTACTGCCATTCGTGCCAAGGCGGTTGAGAACCAGATCACTGCTACCCAGGCCCTCCGCCAGGTGTTCGAGGAAGTCCCTGATTTGACCCGTGTGGAATTCCGTCACACTGCTGAAGCTGTGGGCATCAACGGTCTCACCGCCCGCAACACCTTCGACCGTCTGACTCGAGTTTGATCATGAAACTCGACTTCGGACAGAAGTCCACCCTGACACTAGACTTCACTTCTCGGGTCTACGTCAGGGACAGGACCCACACCTATCTCTTCCTACGGGAGAAGAAAGACAAGGGTTATTTCCTGACTATGGACAACGGAGTTATTGAGGTGGTCAAGGTTCCGCTGGAGGAAGGGGAGTTCCGAGTCTGGAAAGCCAATGAGGGAGAGGTAGAAGAAAAGGTAGCACGAATCTACCACAAGCTCACCCCCGTGGAATACGATCCGATGAAAGCCATCATGGTCTACTGGAATTCCACTCTAGACAAGTCCGTAGCGGCGGATAGGGAGCTCCGGCTACTTCTGGGCATGCAGGTACAAGACCCAGGGGATTCGACGCCCTCTAACGGCGCTAAGCGGGTCACTAATCCTGATCGGGGGATCTCTTTGGCGGACCTCTGCCTAGAGCTGGACCTGGAAGGAAGCCAAGCTCGAAAGATCCTCCGAACCCAGGGAGTGGAGAAACCAGGAGACCGATGGGAGTGGACCGACCCCGACCAAGCCAACTCAGTCAAGGAAATACTACGTGCAAATAAACCTGGTTGACAGGTACCAAAAGAAGTTCGGGATCAAGACGCGGCTCCGAGGCTACCAGCTCCGAGCCGCGAATTTGGGTGTGGAGTTAGATAGCTACGCTCTGTTAATGGCTCCTCGGTTGGGGAAGACCAGAGTGGATATTGCCGTGGCGGGCTATCGGTTCCTCAATGATGGTCTAGTCCGTTGGGTGATAGTCTGTCCAGTAATTGCCATGGCTGTCTGGAAGGCTGAGATCGAGGACTCTCTGGACATCCCCCATGAGGTTCACATCCTTGAGGGAAAAATCAACGAGCGTAAGCTCATGTTAAAGAATTGGGAGGACACCCCAGGAGTTCTATCAATAGTGATCATGAACTTCGAGGCCACATGGAGGGTCAAGAAGTTTCTGTACAAGTTTAACCCAGGAAAAGTCACGGTCGACGAGAGCCACAGGATCAAGGACCATGCCTCTGCTCAATCCAGATCCATCTATCACTTAGGGAAGAGAGCAGACTTCAAGTGCATCCTGACAGGAACCTTCATGGCCAAGGTCACTGACTGCTTCTCACAGTATAGGTTCTTGGATCCGTCGGTGTTCGGAACTGTGTGGAAGGAACACCCCAGG